CATATTGACGGGTCTGCTACTCCGGTTATGTCTCTGCCTTTAAGCCATGGATGCTCACGTTCTATCCTTGCTATCTCTTCAAACTGTTTTGTCGGTGTCCATTTAACACCTTCATTAGGATTCTTTGTGCATCCGTACAGCTCAAGGATTCGATATAACGTCCCATCATAATCAACAGCCCACCATGCACAGCTGAACGGTTTACCATATCCAAAGTCGTAGGATCTAACTATGTTCCATCCTCTTGGAATGTCAAAAGGCTCTATAACATGTGTCCATCTGCGCTCTATCACAGCCTCTTCAGGAGTGATACCGCATCTCTCGCATTCATCCTTGTCCGGTGTCTCTCTGAAGTCCTCAAAGTACTGTCCTTCATATACATCCCATCTGCCATACAGCCATGCTTCTCTGATCTTTGGCGGTAATGTCTCAAGCTGTTTGATATAATCGGGCTGTGTTTTCATCAGCACTGTATTGTCGGTTACTAAAGACTGTATGAATGTATAGTCATCTGGATCTTCATTCTCTTCATACTTCTTATCAATGAACAGCCTTTTAATGTACTGATGCCCTTGCCCTCCAGGGTTGCATGTATAATAGATCCTCTTCGGAAAATCATTCGGTCCTCTTAAACATGCGATGATAGTTTTCATCTGATATTCTGAAAGCTGTGTTGCCTCATCCAAAAAGATGATGTCGTACTCTACACCTTGCAGTCTGTCCAGATCCTTGTCATGGTCGCAGTATGTAAAGTTTATTGTGCTGCCATTCACAAAGTTAAGCACCTTATCCTTGTCGTTATACTTTGCTATGCCTATTAGCTCCTTACGTAGAAGGTTTATATGGTTATTAACAAGCTCCGGATAAGATCTCCTGACTATCAGTATTCTTATGCCTGGATACCTCATGCACAATAGCTTTGCCTTTGTCCTTACAGCCCAGCTTTTACCCCCACCTCTGGCTCCGCCGAATGCAATGTGTTTTGCCTTTGCTTTCATGAACAGCTCCTGTTTTGGATTCGGCTTTTGAATAGTTAATTCCATTATTCGCTCCAGCTTTCTATATCAGACTCTATCTTCACAAGGATGTTCTGCTGTGTATTCTCCGGCACTGTCTGTATGTCTTTGATATCCTTTAATGCTCCGGTAATGTTCTTCCAGTTGTAAGGGACTTCAGCTGCCTTTATCTTTTCAATGTCCTCAAGGATGGCATGTAAAACCATATCAGTTGCAGTCATCAGATTAGCTGCACGTTCAGCTGCCATGTCTGATGTTTTCTCTATTGTTTTTGTAACAGTTTTGTCACGTTTTTGTACCCTTTGTTCCACCCACTTTTCCGCTTTAGCTCTTTCTGCAAGTGTCCTCAAATGTACTTTGTATTTCTCTGACAGCTTTCTGTAACTGATATTCGTTGTTATGTATTCATTTCTAATGTCATCCCAGTTTATTTGCTTCATTACTTTCTTTATACACAAACAAAAATAAAGTTTCTCCCCTAAAATGGAAAAACTTTATTCTGCTTTTAGATACAGCTTTATTACTGCTATTGCTTCCTCTGCACTGTGACAGATAACTGCCATGTTCCCTTCAGCATTGAGTGCATCAAGCCATTCCTTTTGTGTCTCAGTCGGTCTGCCTTTATCAGTTTTCATCTCAATATACAGGCTGTGATACTTCCCCCTGGAAACAGGGAGATGAAGGTCCGGTACACCTGCTTTGACTCCCTGTCGTTTCATCATTGCACCGGTCCTTGCATCTCGTCTGCCCCCATTAGGTATGTGATGTAAGAGTTTGAGCTCTGGGTATCTGTTTTGATTATATAAGGCCCACTCTATTACTGTCGCCTGTTCTGTAGCTTCACTCATCTTCTTCATCGAATGGTTCATCATCAAATGGATATGTTTCCTGTATCACTTTCTCATATGTCTCATAGTACTTGTTCATGTGTCTGCCGTTTGGTATGAGCAATGTAACGAACTTGTTATACTCTTCTTCTGACACATTATCTTTCATCCACTCGTCTATTGCTCTGCCTGCAGCATTACTGGTGCACCACTGATATGCAATCTCCTTAACGATATCAAGCACTTCGCTCAGATCATCTTTGTCTATGTCATACGGATGTAAGATACTTTTGATCTCGTCTATCTCCATCTGTATTGCTGACTTCATGCTTACCCCTGATCCATACTTGCTCATTACAATATGCCTCCTGTTGGTGCTGTCAGCCATATCACTAATTTGCAGCCTGCAGTTATCGATGTCGGCTGCCATTTGTTTATGGTGTAGGCGCCGTATACTTCTATTGCATGGTCCTCTGTACCGCACACGCATATTGCGCTGTCATCATCCATCTGCAGCTTCACTACCAATGGATCTACCAATGTTCCAACAAACTCACTTAATGTCATACTTAATCCTCCATATAATCCAGGAGCTCATTATCGAACCCCAGGTTTTTCAAAAGTATTTCTGCTCTTTTAACTGCATCCTCCGGAGCATCTTTGATGTTTACTACAGCCTTTGCTACAGCTCCCCAGAATACTCTGTCATTATCTAAATATCCTGGTAAATGGTACTTATCGATAAATGCCAGGATTCTTTCCTTATCGAAGCTGAATAGTGCTTCATTTCTGTCTTTGATAAACTGTTTAAAATATTCTTTGTGATCCATCAATCCCACTCCATATATGCTATTTCCTGCTCCAGCTCGTTTACTCTTTCTTTTAACTTTTTATTCGATTCACGAAGCACAGCTATCACATGATTCAAGTACTCAATGTTTCTTTGCGATTCGGTTTCTTCCGGTATCTCGATGTCAAAAATGTATCTGTATAGTTTCATGCCTTTATCCCCCTTTTGTCTCTGTAGAAATTCATTCCGTATTTGGTTCTGAGGAATTTGAATTTGTCTATCCTCTTGAGGATGCTCCATACTGTTTCTCTCAGCTTTCTGTCATCCAGTCTGTTGACTTCTCGCATCAGATCCATTATGTCAATTAGATCTCTTTCCTCAGTTGTTTTCATCATTCACCATCCATCTTTGCTCCACAATTAGCACAATATTTCTCTTCAGACCACCTTGGTTCACCACATATAGAGCATTGATAAAAGACAAAATCTGCTCCTTTAGGGGCTTTGACACATATCCACTTGCCATGTCTCAAATGTTCAAACCATTGTTCCATGCGAAATATTGGAACTAATTCTGTACCATTTGTATACACATGCTCAGTATCTACGACTTTGTACTCCTCCATAAATTCCTCTACGGTTTTTGGGAATTGCATCACTTCTCCGCTCATTCGTCTACTCCTTCCATTCTTGCACCACAGTGTGGACAATATCTAAATGTCCCATCCATCACCTCTATAGTGTTTCCATGGGCATTAAAGCCACAGCTAAAGCATCTATAGTGAAAATCATCCTCATCAACTGCATCCCATTTGCTATACCTAACAAGTTCTGCATCTATGGTTTGTGCTTCTTTCAAATCTTCTCTCGCCAACAAAAACCCTTCTGCTACTCCATTGCTATATTCGTTTTCTCCACAATAACAAAAGCCGTGGTTCACTAATACATCCTCAAGTTTATCTGCATCTATAAGCCTCATCCTTCCACCTCATCAAGTCATCATCATACCTATAATTCCTGCTACCAAAAGCACACATCCGACATATGTTATCCACATAAAAACGTCATTCATTCTTCCACCTCATTTGAAATTCCTCTTTAGAATGGTAAGTCATCATCGACTATTACTTCCTGCAGTTCCTGAGCTACCGGATCTTGCGATACCTGTATTGGATTCTGTGGGTTGTAGTAATGGTTAAACATTGTTGGATCTACAACTGTTGTCTGCTGTTGTACTGGTCTCTGTTGTGCGTATGGTGATGTGCTTGAAGCTGTCTGCTGTGTCTGTGGTTTTGCCAAAAACTCCACGTCATCTGCTACGACCTCAGTGATATACCTGGTCTTTCCGTCTGTACCTTGATAGGACCGTGTCTGCATTTCGCCTGAGACAGCTGCCTGCTGTCCCTGCACCAGATAATTCATGCAGTTGTCTGCCAGTCCTCTCCAGGTAACTATGCTGATAAAGTCTGTCTGTTCTCTGTTTGCCTTGCGATTCACTGCAAGTGTAAATGTTGTCACGTGTATTCCGTTAGTTGTTGTTCTTGCTTCCGGATTCTTTGTCAGTCTCCCTATTAAAAATACTTTGTTCATACGTCCTCCATATCTCCAAATATTGTCATTTGGCTATCCTTTTCTTTTCTGTCGCATGTAAGCAGATTGCGTAGTATTGCTTCAAGCACATCTACCACTATGCTATTACCTGCCTGTTTGTACAGTTGTGTATCAGAGTTTACTTTCCTTGCCTTTTCAAAGTCCTCATCTGCGAATCCCATCAACCGCCAGCATTCTTTTGGTGTCAGCTTTCTTATTCGCAGATTTTTGCTTACCACCCCTTGTGTATCACTACTCTGTATAGTCTGTGCCACTCTATGTCCTACTCTCCCCCTTCTTGTCGTGCTACTTGGATATGCCAGGTTTACCGAGTCACCTTCATATGCTTCATCGTATCCCTTAAGGTTTGCATTCCTTATCTTCAGGTGATCTTCTGTCCCCCCTACTATGATTTTTTTCGTCTCTATCAACGGTTGCCTGTTGCCCCCCCCTCATATCATTCAAAGCAGGTGCTATACCATCAATGTCATAGACATTACCTGCATAATTGCCGCCTGTCGCCCCGTATATGTTGAAAAGTCTTATACAATGTATCTCGTCATTCATTGTTTTCCCTTGATTACTGTTTGAATTTTAGGTTCATTACCCTCATCAGAAGTTCCACTTACAAACGAGCCCTGCCATTTGTTATGTCCATCCACCGTCAGCGGAATAGCAACATCCGCATTAATATCCGTGTACATGGTTTTAGGTTTTGCTCTGTTAACAACAGATATGACTCCCTTTGGAGATAGAAAATACTTCTCATCCACTTCATCCTCAAGCATATCCTTGAGCCTTAAAGCCAATTCCTTGCCTTCAGGAAATACGAAGCCTTTAACTGATACTACAAACACCCTTTGTCTGTTCTGCGGTATTCCATAGTCTTTGGCATTCAACACCTGCCAATAGTTGTGATATCCAAGCATCTGCATCCTCATAAGATATTTATCAAAGTTGTGGCGGTGCCTTTTAGAAATCACATTCCTAACGTTCTCCCAGATTACATACCTGGGCTGCACTTTCTCGACAATGCGTATTGTTTCATACATAAGTGATGATCTCGTGCCACTGCCCTCGTCACCCCCTTGTTGTTTGCCTGCAAGGGAGAAGTCCTGACAAGGTGAACCATGCATTATAAGGTCAGCCTTCAGGTCCTTGTCCCACTTTATAATATCCTGTGGTTCAAAGTTGGTTCCGTTTATGGCATTGTATGAGGCTACCGCGTACTTGTCTATCTCGACATAATCCACCACTTCAAAATCAATACCTATCCTCTTAAGAGCAGCAGTGCAAGCTCCTATTCCACCAAACAATTCTATGACCTTGAATTTAGTTCCCATTGATATACTCCTTACGTGGATCTGACAATTCACTCCCGGAATAGTCATGCTCCAGACATTGATTTAAATTTTTTCGATAAGAAGATTTTTCTTTTATATTTCTTATATCTATATTCTTATTCTTATCTGTTGCGTTACGTAACGTTACTGTAGCGTTACTATCTTCTTCCTTCTGACGATTACGATATGCAGCCACTCTGTTCCTGGTCTGTTCTCTTACCTTTTCCATGCCTGCAACAGACTGATACTTATCCCAGTTTGCTATGCTGAGCATATTTTCATACCTGGCTATCATATCGTATTGTTTGAATAACTCCAGACTGGTTTTGATAAGGTTCTCAGATACACCCATTTCTATTGCTAACTGCTTGTCAGTATAGGGTACTCCCTTAGTGATATATATCTGCCCACCATCGTTAATAATGCCTGCAAGCACTAAGAGCTTGAACCAAATCAGTAAAATTTTTGCTCCATTTTTTTCTTTTTCGAGCAATTTTATTTTTCGATTTTGAAAAATATCTGTCGATATTTTGATCCATTTAATCTCCATCCATCAACGCCTCGTCATTAGTTCTCGCCATCGGGCACTTAACATAGTCAAATGTTTCGCAATACTTTCGCTGATAATATTGTTTAGTCTGATGTGATGCGAACCATAGCTGAGCTTTGCTTGCGTCCTGATATTCACACGAGATGCTCTGCCTCGTGGCACTCAGAAAATATGGGCATATAATGTTCACCTCGTCATTGTTTGGCATGTTTCATAGTCTCCCGTATTTCAAGCACTTCGTCATCTACGATTCCCAGTTCTTCCATCTCATCAAGAGCACCATCTATCAACGCATTCATTTCCTTAGTGGTATACCTTGATGAACCAGGATAAGCTCTCACGCTTAGCAGCCCATCTGTCTCCCAGTAAACCTTGACCATCCGATTAAGTCTTACGTATGTCTCAAGATGTTCCGGGAGAATGTATGCCGGAATCGATATCCCATACTTTTCAATGAGCCCCACATATACCCTTTCCTCATCCTCTGCTGTGGCTCTGTCTCCGCATGTTTCCTTCGCAATCTTGCTGATGAGAGCCCAAAGCATTGCATTCTGATTCAGTGATCTCTTGTGTTTAACTTCAGTGATTGACGCACAATACTCTTTGTCTTTGTCAAATGTCGCATTACGAGCGAAATGAAGGGCGGATCTGTCAATATCAGCTATGATTGTTCCGTCTTTATTAATCTTTATATTTTTAAGTAATAACTTCATCTTCAGTTCCCCCCTTCTATAAACTCATTGCTCATCCATATTGAAACGCAGCTGATCTGCCAATGATGGCTTCTTCTCCGGTGCTACCTGGACATCATTCACGACTATCGGCTCATCCTGTACGACCTGAGGAATAGGGGCTGAATCCAATTGCAGTTCTGCCTGCATTTCAGAGCTATCGTATAATCCACCTAAGCTGTCCGGAAAAGCCTCTCTCAAAGCTGTGCACAATGCTACTTTACGGATCATTACTGCAGGCATCTTTGACCACTGACCATTAAGTGTTCCGTCTTTCTTGCGTCCTGCGTACTCATCAAAGGACACCTCGCTCTCGATTGGTGTCTGATATCCCTTGACATAGACCTTAGCCCATCCCCCAACAAGGGTGTCTGTAGCGAGCTTAAACTGCCCGTTTCGATAGACTATGTCTCCGTCCTTGTCGAGCACGATGACGCCTGCCTGGAATCCCTCGTATGATGGATCTCTCTGGGCTCTCTTTGTGAATGTTTCCTTCCCTGTCACCATTGTTGCAGGCGTGTTTGGATTATCTCCGTATTTGATGAGATATGCTTCCCTTAAGAATGGATTCAGTTTCTGATACCTGCACAGGTTCAAAAACATCATTACTTCCTGGTCTGAGACATTGCCATTCCCACTCACTAAATAGTTTCTGATGATGCTCGGAGACAGCTTGACGTCATTCCCCGCCATGTCCTGATAGACGATTACTTTTGTCGTTGTTTGTGGTTGATTCATTGCCATTATTATTTCCCCCTTATAAAACTTTTACTTCTACTCCAAGATCCACAAAGAACTTTGATATGATGTCTATTTGGATCTTGTCAACATTGAACACCGTAAATGTTATGTCTCTTTTCACTTTGTACTCCGCAGGCATCTCTTCTTCTGGCTCCGGGCTTCCGACTGGTACGAATGTTACTTTTGGAGCACTCGCCTTGACTGCTTCGACCTTTCCTTTTTCCTCTGATATTCTCTGCCTCTCTGCCATTGTGGCATTGATATCAAGTGTGGTCAGGTATTTTCCTAAGATTCTATCTCCGTCTGGCAGATTCATTGCTCTCAGCATGTCTATGTTTGCTGTTATCTGCCTTAATGCACTCTGCATTTCCTCTTCTATCTTTGCTGTTGGTGTTGAAGCGTTAGTCCAGGATGGTTTATGCACTAATTTGTAGTCAATTAACTTTGCGGTCTCTCCCCCTAACTCAAGCCATCTATCTACGCACCATTCATACTTCCGCATCTGCCTCTCGTTTTCGAATGTGTCGAGCTGTGCCTTAATCTCATCTGAGACTTCCTTTACCATTCCAGAGAGGGCTTTGGCTTTGGCTTCGAACTCCTTCAGTGGCGACTCATATATCTTCTTGACACGTTTCCTCTCGTCCTCTATTTGCTTTGTTAAACTATTGAGGCTTGCCTTAACTTTCTTCGCTTCGGATATGTTGTCCTCTGTTACCTTGTAATTTCTATAGGCTTCCATCTCCTCTGTCAGCCTTAAGAAAAGGTCCTCGTAATTAGGGACTATGATTTCCGGAACTTCGGATATTTCGACTATCATTTCATTATCCATCTCGTCACCCTCTTCTTTGATTCTTTCTCATACGCTCTGTCGAATGGTGCTAAAGCTCCCTTGTGCGTAAGCTCCGTTAGTCTTGGTCTTATGGATGTGATCTCGAATGCATAAGGACCTGTGTCGTTTAACTGCTTCATAACGTCTCTGGCAGACAGTGGTTTGTCTTGAGATTCGAATACTCCCATTACCAGTCTTTCCATCAATGTTCTGTCAATTGCCATGTTTGCTTCTTCACTTGAAGCACTTTGTAGATTAATCAAGCTGTTGTTTTGCATTGTGTCTCCTTTTTCGCTATAATATAGGTAGTTGTTTGTGTCCTCGTTAGAGGATTCATTGTGTTGATGGGAGCTAATGATTGAGCTCCCTTTTTATTTGACCAGGAAATATGTCAGCCAGCTTGCAATGTAAGCAAGGATGGTCATTACTCCGACAAATATTCCAGTTACTATCATTTCCTTCTTTGTCATACTCCTGTACTCCCCCTCAGCCACTTCTCGTGTCTCTTTCTGTCTGCTTCTATTAGCTCGTGCTCCACCTTTGGATTCCATCCGCAGAAGTATTTGCACCACTCCGTGTCGTGCTCTTCTGATGGGCACTCAACTCCCTGCTGTCTGTACTTACACATGTCTTCTTTTATAGGTTTCCTTGCTGGCATCAGATCATTTCCTCCGTAACAGATAAGTATGTATACTCATCATCCTGTTCCTCTTCATAACTGCATCCACCTTCCCATTCTTTCAGCCATGCAGCTTCCAAGCTATTCATCGTTCTGTCCATTTTCATATCTCCTTCGTTGCCATTCTGACGAGCTCGACTGGATCTTCTTCCAGTGCTATCGCCAGCCTTTTAAATTCTTCAAGCGTCCAGTCCTTTGGATGCTTCTCTCTGTTGTAGATGGTCCTGAATGATACGCCCAGGATCTTCCCCATCTGTACCTGTGTCAGCATCTTCTGCTTACGCTTAGCCCATATCAGACTGCCAAGCAGATTCGCATCCAGTATCTTCATTTTGCTTTTCACTCCAATCCGTTTTTAAAAAAATATTCGTCATACTGACCATTGATTCCCAATATGTTTGCCAGTTTATATACTTCTGACGCTTTAAATTCGCTATATCCCAGGATCTTGTTCGAGAACGCAGTGGTTGATATGTTGAGCATTTTAGCGACCATGTCCTGTGTCAGCTTCCTTTTCATCATCTCAGCCTTGATTCCGTCAGTCCAAACCATTTATGTTTCTCCTTTCATTGTGCTGACCGGATTTGCGTCCGGTTTCGTCTCAATTCTCAGAGACTCATCAGAGCACTTGTGGTAAATATTTCCCAAGCCCTTGCTCAGTCACTTCCAGTACATCCTCATTACTTATAATATCTATGATCATGCGAATCGTATTGATTACGGTCTCGCTATTATCCGCTAATTCGATTTCATTGAATTTAATGTGTGCCCGTCTCGTGTCTTCCTCATAGTCACACAAACCTTTCAGCACCTTGAGTATTCTTTCTTTATCCATCATCATCCACTCCCTTATTGATCAGAAACGTCTTTCAATCCGCTTCGTAATCCATCAAGTATATTGATATATCTTTCTTGCTCTGCTCCTTCGCATGCAATAACTCCCCTCGTAAAATAACGAATTGCATCTGCTCTTCTCATTTCTGTCGTTTGTCCATATGTGGTAATCCTTACAATCTCATCCATTTTTCTTTTCTCCTTTCAAAGAGGAGTTTTCGCCCCTCTCAATCCTTCATTCCCAGCACGAACTTCTGAAATGTCTTTGCATTCGTTATGCTCATGTCATAATTGTCCTTTGCGATTTTCAACTTATAGCTTGCGACATCAAGCTGATTTCTGAGATCTTCGACCTCTGCCTCAAGTCTCTTCATTTCATCCCTTGATTTAGCCGTTTCTTTCCATCTATTCTCATACTCATCGCTCAATGTCTTCAGCTCATCGAGGCTGATTGTCTTGCAAGTTGTCAAATACCCCATGAATGTGTCTGTCTTCATGCCTTCCTGATCAAATGCCTGGCATCCTTCGACGCCCTGATAATTATCGAGGATAACATGCTCTGCTCCTCCACAGCTTCCGTCATGCTCCAAGCTGATCATGTACTTCTGATTCACTACCGTCATGTATTTCATTTTTCTTTTCTGCCTTTCATTGTGTTGTAATTGTCTTTACACTCCAAATTTTACACTTATAGAATTGGCGTGTCAACACAATTTTAGAAATTTTTTCAATTTTTTTTGACGCCACTTCAAAAGATGTATAAAATATGTAGTACAAGGACGAAAGGAGATACGATTATGAGGACATTGGGTGACAACATTAGAACCAGAAGAAAAGCCCTGGGTATGACGCAGACTGAACTTGCCAAAAAGAGCGGTCTATATGACGCTTCGTCTATATCAAAGATAGAAAACAATCTGAATGACATTAACTCGTCAACGCTTATCAGGATCGCATCTGCGTTGGGTACTACCGCCGGAGCTTTGTTTGAAAACATAGACCATCCGGTCATCGTAACGAATGAGGAAAAGCAGATCCTTGAAGAAAATGCAGCACACGGACGTACTCATGCAAGAAGGCTGATGGAAGAACTCTTTCAGTTAGCTGACCTGAGAAAGACCGGACTGCTTACTGATGAAGAGTACGAGCTTGGGAAAAGATTCGTTATGGAGCTCATGCGTAATGAAGATCAGTAGAAATAAGAACGGGACATACTCCGCTCGTATTTATTTAGGATTAAAGAATGGTAAGCGTGTTACAAAGAGACTGACCAGGGCGACATCCTCAGAATTAAAGAAAGCAATCGCCGAGCTGCAGCTTGGATATGTTGCATCTGACAGCGATTCTATTTCTCTGTCTTCTGCATTTGAGAAATTCATCAGTGCGAGGAGTAATGTTCTGTCACCAGCCACCTATCGAAACTACCTTGAGATAGCTCGCTCCAGTTTTGGTTCGCTGATGGCTAAGAACATAGACGACATCACACAGGAAGACGTACAGGCAGAAATCAACGGAATGGCGTCAAAATTAACGCAGAAGACGATTAAAAATAAGTTGGCATTATTTATATCTGTTTATAATACATTTGCTAAAAACCCCAAAAAACTGCGAATAAACTTGCCCCAGAAGACAAAAAAAGAAACGTACCTGCCCACTCAGGGCGACATCGAAAATCTAATACATTATATCCGTAAACATGAGCAGTATAGTGATTTCCTTATACCTGTAATGCTTGCTGCATATCTTGGGCTGCGTAAGGGAGAGATCCTGGCATTGACATATGATGATATCGATTTCAGAAAGAAGCTCGTAAACATATCAAAATCAAAAGTAATTACTGCCGATAACACTTTCACCATCAAGCAACCAAAGACATACGCCGGATATCGAACACTGACGATTCCAGACGCCATCATGGCTGAGATTAAAAAGCAAAGGAAAGCAGGTCTGCCTCTCACGACTGCGAGCATGGACCGTATCTCACATACCTTTCCACGAATCCTGCGTAACGCTAACATACACTCATTTAGGTTTCACGATTTGAGACATTTCTTCGCTTCGATGCTATTGGTCCTTCACGTTCCAGATTTGTATGCAATACAGCTCACCGGACACTCAACTACGAACATGTTAAAAAACGTTTATCAGCATACTTTTGCGGACAAAGAAGAAGAGTATAAAGACCTTATTTCAAAGAGATTGTCGCCATAAATGTCACCACAGATGCCTGAAGCCCTTATGTAGAGCGGAACAGCAAATTGTTCAAATCCTGTTACCTCGACCAGAAAAGAAATCCCCTAATCATACGGAAAACCGCATTATTAGAGGATTTTTTGATGGTTATGGATAGAACAAAATGAATCTATTTTTCCCAAAAAAACATTATTTTTCTATACGATTGTCGCCACTATTGTCGCCACTACTCATAGCCAATTTTTTGCCTTGAGCTCATCCACCTTGTGTTTGATGTAACTATTGCCACCTATTGTTTCGTAGTGCTGATACTCTTCATAGAATCTCTGCTTCTCTATTTCTCCAGGCACTTTTCCATTCTCAACATCAGATAAATATGACACCAGATAATTCTTCGTGCTCTCCATGTCTACCTGGTCAAGCCTTCTCGTTAGCTCGCTCATCTGTTCATTCATTGCATCCCTTATCCATTTCTTTACGTTCTGTGACAGGAATGCTGTGCCGGAAATAAGGCCTACGATAAATGTGACGGCAATGCTTACCTGACCTAAAGTGATGTTCTCCATTTACTCTTCCTCCTTGACCTCATCGTCATCAGAGTCAGAGCCTATCAAATCATCGAGGCTAACAACACTGATATCATGGACCTTCTGTCCTGATACTCTTTCCATGATCTCAGCCACGCAGCTGCTCCCACCCATTAAAGCTAATGCAGTAAACATTATCCCTAATGGTGATACCGATTCTGCAAGACCGAGAGCTACAACAATATCAAGTTTATAAAATACAGCTACTGCCACACCCATTACCAGTGCTACAGCTGATGTGATATAAGACTTGAATTTGCAATTCTCCCATAAACCTTTGAACCTATCAATCAAGATCCATATAATCAATGAAAATGATAATATCTGTGTCATAGCCAAATTCCTCCCAATGACCTAACAGTATTCTTTCCGGCAATGCCATCAACTTTTAACTTGTTTGCTTTCTGGCATACCTTTACAGCCTTCTCAGTGTTCTTTCCAAAATAACCGTCAATGCTTCCACAGTTAAATCCGTTCCTATTGAGGAACCACTGCAATGCTTTTACATCTTCCCACACCTTACCTTTACATTTCTTAAGATAAAGAGTCTGTGTGAATATGTGTGTTGCATATCCTTCATCCTTATTAGCAATGTAAGGAGATCTTCCGTAAGCATTCCAGTATGTTTTCCCATTCTCGTTAAGTGTTTCAAGCACAACGCCCACATCTCTGCCCTTAGCATGTACGACTTTATTCTCGCTTACGACATACCCTATGTGATATACGTGTCCTTTTTTAGATCCCGAAGTGTACTGTCTAAAAACAAAATCGCCTGGTTTAAGTTCTGCTCTTGTTATCTTCTTGCATTCTGTGTAAAGACCATGGGCTGTTCTGTCCCTTGCTATCTCTCCCTCTCTCATCAGCAACGCCACGCCAAGCCCTGAACAGTCATATGCTCTAAGTTCCGGATACTTTTCTTTTCTTTTATCTCTCAAAGCCATTACTCTTTTGGCATTGCTCTTTGACGATTCTCTGCTATTAATGTAAGCGTCAGACAGCATAGGCAGTGTTTCTCCCTGTCCGCCCCATAGATATATAGATCCGTTTTCGACCTGACCTATCATATACTTTTCATAATCTTCGTACTTTATCATCTGCTTGTCCTCCTACCAATAAGGATAAAAAAAAGCAAAGGAGATTTCTCCCCTTTGCTCGCTTTTTTTACCACCGCTTATACTTTTCAAGCGTTGTTCCTTTGTACCAGCAGGACGCAAGAGCTGTCTTCTGTTCTGGCGTCAATGGTAATCCGTCAATGTATGCCATGATTTTCACACACTTGCTGAACGGTATCGACTTTCCGTTTGCACCGACCTCTCCGCCCGTATGCTGCTTGAAGACGAATGCGTCATAGTATGTACTCTTGTCGATTCCATATGCTGCACAATTCTCATTGTAATCCTTGATGGCTGTTGCAGTGATCTCGTCTGCTTCTGGCACTTCCTGCTGGAATCGCATTATCTCGACATTGCTGTTCCAGGTGCTGAATCGGCTTTCTTCCAGGTCAAAGACGTCCTGTGTAGTCTCCTTCAGATCCTCCGCCTTCGCAGTATTGCCTTCGAGTATATACTGCTGATAATACTGATACAGCTCTCTCAGGGTATCATCCTGCACCGACTTCTCCGGATCCTGTGCATTGCTGTCAGCTATGATTTCCTGATATATGTCATCTGCGTCATATCCGTTCACAATTGCTGCAACCAGATCGTCATTACTATACAGCCTTGCGTCAAGCTCGTTCACGCTCTTTGGATCGGTTTCCTTTACGCTATTTGCATATGTTAAGACTGCCTTGTCGAACACCTCGCCAGGAACGCCTGCATCTGTAAATGTCTTTTTGATTTTAGACACCACAGAACTATCGCCCTGAATCTTAGCCTCATATGCTTGCCTAATAGTGTCGTCATTTTCAGCAAGGAGCTTAGCGAAATCGTTATATACCTGGTTCGTTGCATATCTCTCGACATCTTCCGGTGACATATACGCACGACTTTCTCCAGCCTTAATTCTTGCAAGCTCTTCTGTCTCAATTTCATCAGCCTTCAGCCTTACATACTTATCAACAAGCTCGCTCGTGAACACGCCCTTCTTCACATACTCTTTATAGATGTTGCCAGCTGTCTGCTTGCTTGATGCCCACGCCTTGTTCTTTGGCAATATATCTATGCCCACCAATCTGCCGATACTATCGACTGCTCTCAGTGCGTTTCCAATTGGTATGCCGACTACCTTTGATAAAGCACTCAAACCATCATATATGATACGAATCGGATTAGCTTTTTTATTCTCTCCACTTATTAGTGTAAAAGCTCGCTTGCCTACCTGTATCAAATCGTCAACTGCGTCCAGATCCATCCTTGATGGGCTGTATCCGTCTATGATTGACATCAGCTCTTTACCCACCGGAATCAGATTAAGAGGATTCAATCCATCAATAATGTTCTCAGCATTTGCATTCAGGTACTTCTCCCAAAGGTCCTTATCATCGTCATCGTCTCTCAGCATATCTATTGCACTTGCGAGTATGCTGTTCAGGACTGTTGCAGCTGTAAATGCAATTGCTGTACGAGCAAGGCGTTTAGCTGTCTGTCCTTTGAGACCATTTTGGTGTATGTCAGAGAACGCCCTCACGAACATGTTATAGCTCTTTGTTGGCTCCGACATGAAGCTGGTATACATCTTCCATAAAGCATTCTTGCTTCTCATTGCCTTTGACCTATGGAATGGGGAATCCACCACCTGCGTTCTGTCAATGACATCACTGAACCTATCGGCTACAGCCTCATAGAAATCATTCGTACCTACCTTGAGAGATGGCTGTTTATCCTTTACTTCTGCTTCGACTGCAAGCCACAAAGCTCCCCATGTAATGTCATCGGCTTTTCCTGCCAGGTATCCGCCCACGTCATTGATCTTCTGGAGCAGTGAGGAATCGCCCACCATGTTATCACGTAAGCTCTTACCCACCATAACATCTCTATAGCCCCAGCCTTTCCATAGAGCAATCGAGCTATACTTCCTTGCTCTGTCAGCCGCCTGCACTACCTGCAAAGGATTAACTGCGAGCAGATACTTTGGAGCTATCACATCCATTGCTCTTGCATAAGCAGATGGCTGTTGAATCACTACTCTTGCGTTTGCGGATATTGCAGCAATCTTTGCGTTTGCTATCAGCTTGTCCGCAATAGGCATTGATCCGGCATTACTCTGGGAGCTATTGAGAGCCTTGATGAAGTCTGTGAAATATTCCTTACCAGCAATACCCATATAATTCTCAATTGCTCTCTGTGTGGTCCTATTACCATTCCTGTAGTTATACCACTTCATAGCATCATCAAGAGGCACTGTATAAGCACCATAGCTCGACATTTCATCAACATGTTCAACAAATCCATCAACAATATCATCAATGATAAGCGGATTCGTTGCCTGAGGATTTATCTGCTTAGAGGATCCGAGATTCTTCAATGAGTACATACCCACGTTTTCACTCAGCTTCTTGTCCGCAGCTACAGCATTAAGGGTATTGCTATCTACCTTTATCTTCCAGTAATCCTTATCAGTAAACTTCTTTATGCCCCACAAAGTAAGTGATACATCATTACCCCACTCTGCTACGCTTGACGCTGCGAATTTTTGCAATGAATCTGCGAACGCTCTCTGTTCTGGTGTAAGCGTATCGATTATCCTCTGAACTTCGTCTTCGTTTACCTGGATCATTTCCTGCTTTTTTACGCCATTGTATTCCTCAACAGTGAGCCCACCATTATATATATGGCGTCTTGCGTCAGGACGTTTGTTCAGCAGATACAAGCTCATTACCTGGGCTGGTGTCAAGGTTATTGTCTGCCCATTCTCAAGGGTGAATGTGTTAGTAATTGCCTTAGAACCGGACAATGTCTTCAGTATTCTCTTAGCTGTACGCTCATCCGCTGACAATTGTCTTAGAGCCTTTGCAAACGCTTCGTTACCCTGCTGCACGTATCTGACCTTCTTATCAAATCCTTTTCTGAGATTCTTGAAAATGGTATTGTTGAAATCACTTCCTAATCTCTCAGCGAAGGAGAATGAATCAAGCTGGTCTACTGCGAAGAAATCGCCAAGCATCTTCATAATGCCCTTCGTGTATTTTCTCTGTTTCTTCGTGCCCATCTCAGTGATGGATCTCTCGGCAAGAGCAGACGCTCTCTGTTTCCTGCTATCTGACAGGAGCCTATCGCTGTTATAGATTGCAGCATTGATTAATGATACCGTATCAGATAACTGCTGTAGCTCTCTCAAGCTCATCTGATTGACGTTACGTCCTACGCTCATCAGCCTTGTGTTCATGTCGCCTGCAATATCCACAAGCTGTTCTATTATCATGTCATCGATAACGAATGTCCCATTTGCAGCATTGTGGTCCTGCATCTTTTTGGTAAGCAAGTGTAACCTGTTCAGCCACTCAATCGACATCCTTGTCTCCGGTCCTCTGAATCCAAGGTCAAGCTCGTTCAGGAACTGAGCAACTACAAGTCTCAGATTTTCTGGCACGTGTTTGGTGTCGGAACTTGTAAGCAGTCTGTTCATCAGGTTATTAGCATTACGTCTAATGGTGTTGATAACTGTTCTCTTTTGAGCTTGTTCTTTCTGCTCTCTAAGCGAAGCCTTGTTCATCATATTGAGCTTTGCCTGTCTTACATCCATTGCGTAAGTGTATCCCTTACCACCTGCCTTCAGATAGTCTTTGGTAGCATCCTCAATATCCTGAGCCATCTGAATAGCTCTCTGACGTGTCTCTGCTTCGTACTGTCTTCTTTCCTCTTCGGTCTGGCGTATGGTATCTCTTAAAGCTCTCAGGTTCTGCTCCGCATCAAAACGCTCGTCACCTGGCTGCATGCGTCTGATTTCCTGCATTAACTGCTCTTGCTGGCTGTTGTAGTTAATTATCTCTTCGTCATATACCTGCAAACCCTGGCGTACTGTGTCTCTATACTTTGCGAGGGATTCCTTTTTATCCTCGACGATCTGCTTCTGAGCAGCTGCTCTTTCTTTTGTGATTCGATTAGCTTCCTTTATTACGTCCGCATTGAAATCACGAGCATACTGCTTCATCTGGCGTACTACCTGTAGGATCTTATCATTCTGCGTATATTCACCAATAAGCTCACCGAATGCAATAGCTGCAGCACCATCGGCATCCATGCCTGTATATACATTTGTATAATAACTGCTCCGTTTCAGATATTTTGCAGCTCGTTCCAGGTATTCGACCATGTCGCCTTCGTTTGCGTCTGCAGGGAACAATACTGGATTCATCTGTGACAGCTCGCTCCACAACACGTCAAGGGACGTTCCTGTCGTATTATTAATGTGGACTACACTGCCGAACAGACTCTGATTCAGTGCCTTGATAGATCCGTATAAATACTTAGCCTCGCCCACTTGCGTTGACGTCAGCTTAATCTTAGTTTGGTTCAGATATTTCCTAAGAGCATCATCCTGATTATACCTTTCTGCGTCAAACTCTTTAGACTGTAGCAATGCTTCTCTGACAATAGCTGTGCCTTCACGCATAAACTCGTCAATATCCAGATCCTTGCCCTTATCTGCCGCATTGTTTATCAACCTGGTCAATGCGTCTGCAAGTGTCTTCCTGTCATATTCTGATGACTCACTGCGTATGAGCTTGCCAGCCAGCTTATCTGCAACTTCCGGCGTCAGCTTTTTGGCAATAGTCAAACGATACTGCGTATCAAGTGTTCTTTTGAAGTTATCCAGATTGTTATCGTTTGAATCATTGATTGACGACAGATCTATGTTATCCTGGTCTATGCTATACCTTATATCATTGCTTGTCTCGTCAAATCTGTGAGACAGTGGGATCACATTGCCATTATCGTCATACGCAACAGGATCAGCAGATTTGATTTGTTCAGGATAAAATACGAGCATCTGCTTTTTATCTATTATTCCATCATAGCCAAGAGACTCCAGGAACTCACGAATACCGTCAGTCATCTTTCCGTTCTCATCGTACTTATACTCATCAATAAAAAGACGTGGTTCTCTAAGACCTATCTCCATCGTCCTCAGGACGTTTTCTGTATACTGTTCTCTTGAGATATTCGCCCAGTTATCCATGGTGTCATATCCGTTGATTTTGTCTTGAGCGTTGTCCCTGATTGCCTTCTCAATATCTGCAGGTGTCGGCTTAGTAAGGTCAAGAGGGCGTTCCATTTTTAGATATGCCGATATAACTCTATCCCCTTTGGTCCATCCACGAGCTGTTGTTTTATCATAAGCGAAATAGAACCCAGGTCCTAACTGGCTATCTCCACGCCAGTTTTGTCCGGCACGACTACGGTCAAACACATTGAACTGTGCTGCTGTTCCATGATATCCCTTATAGTCATATCCCGCCCGTTTTGCTGCGGTATCTACCATTCTCCGAGCTTTAGCCATATTGTTTGAATTGACAGCTGCCATATACTCTTTATCAAGTGCATCCACGTCAACAGAATACCTTATGTCTGGGTTGCTTGTTGGAGTCTTGTTTGATACAGCTTTCACCTGTTCAGAATCAAATGCTATAGCAATCGTAGATGGTGTATCCCCACCAACAGAGTCAACCAAGTTATTAAATATAACTCCGTCATAGCCTTCTTCCTGAGCTTTTTCTGAGAAATATCTTGTATCCTGATAATCATGCGAATCATATTTGCTCTTATCTGCAGGAAGAACCGCAACATACGTGGTATCAAAATACTCTTTCCCAAGACCTTCGTCTATTGCAAATTCTTTAAGTATATCGTAAGTGCCACGAACAGCACGCCGATAATCGCCGTTATATCCTTCCTTAAGGTCAGCAACAGAGTCTACAGGGTCAACAGCGATGGATGTAAGCAAATGATATAATTCATACCAATCAAACGAAGTCCAGTTATCAAAAAATTCTCTTAATGTTATCTCCTCGGTGTTGTTTATATAATAATCTCCGTATTGTTTAAGGAACTTCTCGTTAGCACCAGTGTCAAGAAACTCATCAATGTTTTCCACAAATCCATCTTCGACAGCGTCTTCTGCAATTTTTTTGAATTTAGAATAATCGCTATCATTAAGGAATATATAGTCCCCCAGATTTTTACGGTTAGCCACTTTTGTCTGTGGTTCTCCGTTTTCGATCCTGTTCCACACCGCTCCTTTTGCGTCAATCACAAGCGGATTTGTAATGTTAAGATATACTGGATATATGCCAGGAGCACCCTCCATAGAAAACATTTCGTCAATGAAATACCTCTGAGCTTCTTCTAAATCATCGAACGTTTCTATGATCTCCCCCTCATCAGTGTCATCAACTTCTCTAAGCTGATACTCGATTTCTCCATCATTATCGATTTCCACAAGGAAGTTATCCCCTAACGTAATTCCTTCAATAGCGGACTGAAGCTCCTGCAAAGACATTGGTTTTGCCGGATCAAACAGCTCGTTTGATTGATAGTATGTATAGGTATGTGCAACATCCTTGTTATCGGTGAAGAACAGACTACGTTTATCGTCCGAATAGTTAGAATCAAATATTGTGAATCCTGCTCGGCGTGTACCATGATACATAACCAAAAGCCTACCTGCCTCATCCCTTGCCTTTGAATCCTTGAAGTATTCTTGCTGTTGTTCAGACAATTCATTACCTAAGGAATCGACATTCACAGAATATCTTATATCCGGATTGCTTGTAGGTGTCTTGTTGTCGGTATTCTTTATCTGATTCGGTTCCCACACGGATACTTCCACTGTGTTGCCATACTTCCATATGATTCCGTCATATCCTTTAGCTTGCAGTTTCTTTATATCCGAGTTAGTTATCCATGTTGTAGCATAGGAGTTCTTTTCTTCTCTCCGCCTTGCTACACGTTCACCTAATATCTCTATAGCAGGATTGTCAGATGTAACAATAAGAGGATTCGTTATGTTGACGTAGCTCGTATAAACCCTACCATCATAACCGTTCTTACTTGCATATCTATTAGCATATGCCTTTGAACTCGACAGATAAATGCCAGGTCCTAAATAACCGGACTTTCCCTTCTTGAATACTGTAAAATTCTCATAAGCGTCTGTTCCATGATACATAACAAGGAGCTTACCGTCCTCATCTCTTACCTGGCTATCTTTGAAATACTCTACCTGCTGCTCTGATAATTCATTACCAAGTGAGTCGACATTGACTGAATACCTGACATCGTTATTGCTCATGTCGAATCTTTCGGTTAATGGTATGACATTGCCATTATTGTCATAGGTAACGGTATCCGCCAGTTTTATCTGATTCGGCTTGAAGACAATGATATGTTCTGCTTCCAGCCCGTTTCTGTTAAGCTGTCCAAATTTCTGGCTAACTTCTCTGTCTATGATTGCATCATAGCCCAAATTTTCAATGATAGCCCTTGTCATTTCTGCGGACGCCCATTCAGGTTTTGCTTCATCATTCTTAAATACAGTTATATCCCCTGCAGCATCTATTGCTTTATGAATGTCGCTCCAGGTCAAAGAATCATATCCGTATGTCTCGTCAATCAGCTTGCTTATGATGTCATCAGCCACAGGGCCATCTACCACCTCATAGGTGTTTTCCATATCGGAATATGCTCCTCTTACAGCTCTATCAATAGCTTCATAATAGTGCTCATCTCTATAACGATAAAGGTCTTCCTCATAATCCTCATCGGAATCATAGTCTTCCCTGTCAACAATAGATTCATCAAAATCTGCCATGACCTCGTCGTACAGATTTGTGCTGTTCCTGAAATCACGCACATATGGATGATCGTATTGCAGAAAAACATCCTTTACCTCTGGATTCCTGTTAAGGATCTCTTCAGCAAGCTGGAGTGCGTGGTTATGGTCCTCGATTTCAACGCCATCCCACTCGCCATCCTCTTCGAGCATATCGGCAAGAGCTGATATTTTGAAGAAGTTATCCGCTCCGCTTGCCATTGCATAGTTTTGTTCTGCATCGTCAGGATTCGTAGTGAAATAGAAACCTGCACCGGAGTTACCTTCAGTGTTAGCTTTTGCCTTGTCAAATACAGTAAAGCTATTGTTCAATGAACCGTGGAACATATGTACAGTATGCAGACCAGATCTCTCTGCTGCAGCGGTTACCATTTCCTGAGCCTTGGCTAAAGCGTTATTATTGACTGCTTCCATATACTCGGCATTCAGCTCGTCAGGGTCTATGCTGTAATAGCTTGAATTTGGCAGTGGCTCTGTGCTTGTGACATTGCTCAGATCCACGTCCATATTCTGAATGACTTTCTTCTCTACCTCGTCAAATGTCTTTTCATCATAGAGCTTTCCACCGGATGCTTCATCTGCCATCTTCTGTACCTTGACATAATCAGTGAGCACTTCATTTATCAGGTCATCGTTAAAATCAGCAAACACTGCCGACTGAGGAATTATGTTGCCCTGCTCATCGAACAGCTTATAGTCCACAAGGAACTTGTGATATCCTTCCGTGTAGATATACTTGCCATTCTCGTCTGTATCAAGGAACTGAGCAAATACTGGAATGTACTGTCTTTCTTCGCATTCCTTCAGATAGCTTTCAACAAACTCCCTCTTGTTCCTGGTGTTGTACTTCTCTATGACATCAGTATAGATATTGATCTGTGCACCAGCTTTTACGCCGAACTCATTCTTCAGGCGTCTGTTAAGAGCAGAATACTTTCTGTTAGCTTCCTTATATTCCGGAGACTGCTTGCCATATTCTCTCTCTGCAAAATATCTCTGTTCTTCGAGCAGACATCTTTCTTTGTACAGTCTTCCTGCCTCAGCTATATCTCCACCCTTTGTCAGATATTTAGGTGTCTGTGTGTATTTGTAGTTATACCATCCATCAAGATTCTTCTGCTTCAGCAAGCTCTTTGCCTGGGAAGAATGGAAAGGTATTATCTGGTCAATGTTAGGGTCAGCCATAGCTAAGCGTATTTGCTTCTCATTGATGCCGATAATGTTTCTGCCAATGTATCTCCAGTTAGTGATACGCTTGTACCATTTGTCAGACTGATTGATACCATCTCTGAGATCGTACTTCAGGACGTCCTTGCCGTTAACTGTTTCCCATCCCTGTCCTGCAGGAATGTTTGAGAGCAGTAATCTTACGCCAGTATTCTGAGCAATTGCTGCGAACCATGGCTTCTTTGTATAGCCCTGAATCATCAGTCCCTTTGCAGCGGAATCGGTAATTATCTGTATAAGGTCAAGCAATACCCTTGGATTAGCATCGGAAACTGAGAACATTCTAAGACCACCATGGTCATTCTTTGACTTGATGGTAGCTCTGTTCCACTGCATTATCTGATTGCGGTATTCTGCCATACCTTCTATCAATCTAACTGCTGCCTGTCCCTTAGCTCCGTTGAACTGGATGAAAGCCTGGTACACGTTTGGATGATTGTAATAAAGGTCTGTTGCTCCGTCATATGTGGTCAGGTCATAGAAGTTAGGAATGTATCTGTCCTCGCCAATGGTAGCCTTGAACTTAGGAGCGAGCTTTCCGGACTTAACCTGGTTGATGAACTGCTCAGCAGTTTCGCCTATCCTCTGCCTTCTATCTTCGACAAAACATATACCGCAAGTTACAGGCACTCCGGCATTCTTCAGGACTTGCCTTATGTTCTCCATGTCAACTCTTGTGAATTTCCTGTTAGGGTATTGCCTCTGCAATCTGTCGAACATCTGTGTGACAGCTTCACGTCTCGGACAATTGTTGTTGAAATCGACTGAGCCCTGTGGATATTCACTGTTGGATTTGAAGACCGTATACCTTGCGTCTGCCTTGAAATTCAAATACTTATCATTCTCTTCGACAAATCTCTTAGCCCTTATCTGTGTACGTATCCATCTTGCTGCAATGTCTTTCGGCACGCCAGACTTAACGAGTTGGTTCACATATTCTCTGATGCCTGCCGCAGAATCATCCATTGTGGCAACGGAATAGAACTTGTCTGTCGGCACAAAGGTATCGGATTCTCTGTCGAGCATTATGCCTTCTGCTCTCAGCTGGTTTACTGCCTGTTCTTCTTCTCTGATAGCCTTATCCTTTATCATCTCAAGACCATCGAAGTAAGCCTTCCTTATTGCACTCAGTGCTTCCGCTCTTGATTCCAGATAATCAAGCTGCTGATTTTGTGTCCAGCCTACCTTGTTACGTACATAGTGCCATACTTCCAGGATCTTTTCCTTTAGTTTATTTAGCAGATTGATGAATGCGTTTCTCTTTTCCTTGTCATCTATGAAACGCTTGCTGAACTCGATAAGCGTCTGGTCATCGTCAAGTATGCTTGCAGCACTGTTTGCGATTATCTCTACCTCTTTGGACGCAACACCCAGCCCCATGTCTTCCAGTTTCTGCTGTTCTTCTTTGATGCGGTCCTCGCCTATATATTTAATGATCTCGTCTCTGAATATCTTGTACTCAGCGGGAGCATTCTTAGCAATATCATGGATGGTTTCATGCATTACTATTGGAAGGAATGCCTTTCCCATCATATTGGTATTTACAGTGTATCCATTATTTGCCTCACTGAACTGAGCATTAGCTCCAGACCTATGTATCTCCACTCCGGTTTTTGGATCTATGACTGGTATCTTAGGAACGAAATCGACCTTCCTGTGAATGCTGTCGAGATACATTGCTACCATTTCCATCTGGTCTCTGTCCTCTTCGGACATCTGTTCTGTATCTACATAATAGGATGCATTGTCTTTAACGATTGGCGTTTCCAGTTTAAGAGGATCGTCTGATGCGTGAACTACTTCGTTTGTTGCCTGCATATCTGAAACGGCAGGAACACCTTCAGCAGCTTCAATTATGTTCTGCTGTACCTCTTCACTCAGTGACTGCGGTCTGTATGATTCCAGATTCACGCCTACATAATATGCTGCTTCTGCTACGGATTCCCTGAGACCACTATCAACGCCCATCTGTACTGCATCCTGCATAAGCATACCATTCTGAGCTCTTCTTACCATCTGCTCGAATTTTGAAGTATACGAAGCAACAGACATATCACCGCCGTATCCGTTTAGGTATGCCTTTACTCCTTGAGGACCAAATGTCTCCGCATTATCAAGTAATAGCCTTGTCGTATCGTCTGTCTGCACATCGGATGCAAGGACCGTATCTCCAGCTGTTGTCTTCAGATAGAGCCCGTTCTCATCTATGTGGTCAACTGTTGCCTGTGTCTGTACTCCATTGACATCCACGTCAAATGTCTGTGACTTGAGCCCTGTCCTGTCAGCAATTGTCGTCCCAGCATTAAACTGATTTCTTTCTATTGTTGCATCTACGTCAATGTCACCCTCAGCATTTCTAATGATGCCTGTTGATGCGTCAGCATATTGTCTGTTCCTCTGCTGTACAGAAGTTATCTTTCCGTCTCTGTAGCTCTCGTAAACTTCTCTTACAGTGTCGTTTCTGTTGATGATTTTCTGATATTCAGTGTTGTACGGATTCATCAGATAGTCATTGATTGCGGATGCAATGCTTCTGACGTTTCCTTTCACGCCTCTTTCTTTTAGCGTGTTTTCGATATCGGCAATGTTTTCCTGATTTCTCTGTCTCTCAATGGTCTGATTAAGCAATCCCACCTGAGCTCCTGCTCTTGCGAGATTACGCCTCGACTGCTGCTCGTTATATTGTGCGAGACGTTCCTGTGCGACATTGAGTCTTTTCATAATGTCAGGATTAACTGATGACATTGTTTGTGCCTGGTCAATGACGTTCTGATAGTTTCCAGTGCTTACATCATTGATGCCTTCCATCGTTCTTCCTGCTCTGTAAGCTCCGTACTGCCCTAAGGACCTTGCACCAGCACCGAGACCACCAGCAATAGCACCACCTACGAATGCCTTATAGACATCGATTCCTACATCCTTGAAAGCATTCAGTGTGGCTTCACCGTCGGTCATTCCCTGTTCTTTGTATGAATAATATCTCTTGATGGCGTCAGAATTACGTCCTCTGACTACCATATCGATAATGTTGTCGGCGATCTCTGTGAAACCTTCTTCAGAACCTTCTCCAGCCCACCCTTTTAGCGTATTGGTAACAATTGTCCTGAAGGATCTGGTGTCTTTCATTGCCATCAGTCTTTCAAGAGACCACGTCTCGAAAACCTCTTCAGCTATGCCAGTGAGCAATGAACCGAAGAATATCTGACCTCTTGTAGCTCCCTGCTCGTAAAGGTCTCTTGCAGTTGACGCCATTGCACCTAATCCCATCGTACTTCCGTATCCGTTACCGAGTGCAAAACCACCAGCCAGGCTGTCAACATAAGACATGACAGACTGATATACTTCTCCCAGATTCATGCCCAGGAATGTTCCGTTTCCAGTCGCATCATTCAAAGCATTCGCCTGGAAATCTCTTATGTTAGCTCCATAAAGCTGTGGTACCTGCCATATTGAATATGGATTATATTCCTCGCCCGTAACGGATTTAGCAAGGACGTCAACGCCTGCCATTGCTCCACCGACTACGTTACCAAGAACGGATTTTACTGTAAGCCAGAGCTGTCCCAGCCCCTGCTCATCTGCTATCTTTGCAGCCATCGTATCATTGTTACGTCTGCCAAGCTCTACCTCAAGGCTGTCGAGATACTTGTCTGCTTCAGCCTTGCCCATCTTGTTATACAGATAGTAATAGTTGTCTATCTCGTCTTCTTTGAGCTCGTTCCAGAATTTGATGATACCTTCATTTATTACCTCATCCTTTGTGCCGGAGATACGGTCCTCGTTTGATGCAGCCTTCTGCTTTTCCTCTTCGGATGCATTAAGGTACATTCCAAGTCTGTCCTGTATCTGATTCTGTCTTAGGAGACGCTCCCTGCTTTCCTGGGTGACAAGATTGCCATATACATCGTATGTATTGCCGTTTGCGTCTGTGGTATACATACTTGCGTCAAGCATGTTCTCTGCAACCTTGTTCTCTCTGTATCCTTTGTTCTGGTCTCTCTTCTTTGAAAGTGTTGCGAAATCGTCATTGTTCTTCAGCTCGTCATATGAATCGGATACAAATTTAGATCCTCTCTCATATGACAATATGTCTGCCTCGAGCTTTTCCTTTTCTGCCAGAAGATCAAGATACTTCTGTCTTCCTTCTCTTGTTGCAATCAAAGGATTATATTGGTTGTTTCCGTTTCTGTCGTACCCATACTGATTGTTTATGATGTCTTCAAGCTCAGCATACCTTGTCTTGTTTGCCTGATACTTAGTCTTCCTTGCGGTCTTTGCTTCGTCTGTATCGGCTCTTGCAATATAATCATCATAATCTTTATATTGGCTGTAATATTTAGCAGAAGCATCTGCGGATTCCATGAGTCTTGTATCAATGCCTTTCAAAATATCGCTTTTTTGTGAACGATCCATAGCTCCAACATTTGCTAAATAATCCAGGTCATACTTAAAATTCTTGGCTGCTTTTGGATTAAGAATGTCGCCATACTGTCCTTTAAAAGTTTGATGTGCTACAGGGTCAAAAGCCGTTCCTCCACCATATATCTTCTGATATGCTTTAGTAGCAGTATTATATCTTTCAAGATAATTATTAGATCTGTCCAGAGCTTCCTGTATGCTTTTTTCTCTTGTTTCAGCAAGTCTCTGCTTAGACTTTTCAGAATACTCCTTGAATTTTTGATATGAAGAAGCAAGAGTGCTTTTTGTGCCAGTGCTATTATTAGGCATATTAGTATTAGAAGAGGAAACAGATGTGTTTCCGTTCCTCTTCTTTATTTCTTCCTGTTGATTTTTGTATCTCTTATAGCTATCAGATAAAGCCATTTGTTATACCTCTTATTTTAAATAGTTCTTTGTCCTGGTGTTCTTTGTAAGATTTGATACTCCACCCGCATTTGATGTTGATGCAGTTCTCTTTGTGTTAGATACTTGTGCCTGTTTGAGCTTCACGTCTTTTTCTATTTGTGCAAGGTCTGCATCACTAAACTCAATGCCTTTCCTTTCTGCATATCTTGCTATCTCTTCTCCTGCATTATCTCCATATAATGCATATGCTGCTCTGGCATATGACAGGTCAGCCGAGGATGCAGACTTCAAAGCTGGCATATCAGCATTCTCCCCTGGATTACCAGATCCAGACCCATTGCCACCGTTCGACCTTCTGCTTGAGGATCTTCCACCGGAACCACTACCACTGCCACCTGATACTGCCTGTGCAGCCTGCTGGAGCTGATAAGCCCATTCCTGATCGTACCTTCTCCTATCTTCGTCAAAGGATGTCTGCCACTGATTATCAGCCGCATTGTCTCTTTCCTGCTGATATTCGAAGTTACGATTCTGTAACCACTGGTTATAACCGAAGTCTCTGTCGTCGGCGAATCTGCTATAATCGAAATTCCTGTCGTTCAGATACCGCTCATACGCATTGTTTCTGTCATTAAGCCACTGATTGTATCCGAAATCTCTGTCATTGATGTACTGGTTATATCCGAAATCCCTGGTATCCGTATACTGATTCCAGTCGAAGTTCCTTTCATCCCTGTACATATCGTTTGCAAGATTTACATCATTGTAATAATCTGCCATCAAATCCCTGTATCTGTTATAGTCAAGATTCTCCCTGTCGCTAAGGATTCCATAGTTCTGTGCAAGATTAGCTCTGTCTCTGTCGTAATTGTCTCTTGCAAGCTGATAAAGCTCCGGTACCCTGTCGTTCAGCTGCTGGAGATAGTTCTGATATGCCTGGTTTCCTACAGTTGACGCATATGAATTACCATATCCCCCAGACAATGCAGCTGCATTTCCCATTGTGTCACGCATAGCCTGCCTACCTAAAAGGTCATACTGCTGTTTGTACTGCTGATACAACATATCTGAATTAAGGTCATAGTTGAAATCCTTATAGTTCAATATCTGGTTCATGATGTCATCAAGCTGTTGAGTATACCTTGACTGATATTCACCTGGTTTGCTCGCCTGTGCCTGCTGGAGCTTTTCAAATGCAGCGGTAACAGCTGGGCTTTGAACGTACTCGTCTGCTTGGTATGTGGGAGCATTGTATGCTTCCGGTTCTTTATATGCTTCCGGAGCAGTATACGTAGGAGCTGTGTAAGGCTGATTGTACGATTTGATCGTTGTCGTAGTCTTGCTCGATGTACTGCTCGAATTGTTTGCAGTCGGTCCGGTCTGTTGTGTTACTCCGGTAGCAGCTGTATTTGCCTGTGCCGAAGCACCAGAAACATTGCCTGCCGAATTACCCAGCAAGCTGTTCCAGGTATTTTTACCTACTATTCCGTCTACAGTCAGCCCATTCTTTCCCTGATAGTCACGTACTGCAGCAAGCGTGTTCTTGCCGAACACTCCGTCCACTGCCAGATTGTAGCCAAGATTATTTAGCTGAGTCTGCAGGTTTTTTACATCAGCTCCTTTTGAGCCATTCTTTACTATCGTTGCCATATCATTCTCCTATGTATTCTTTATTTCAGTATAAAAAAAGGGAAGAAACATTTCTCCCCTTAAGCGAAAATATTTGTCACTAAAATGTTGTGTAACTTTTTTACTCTTAATCATAGTATTCTCCTTTAATTTACATGAACAATTCCGTCAAACAATAACACAGTCTGGCCAGAGTTGTTATTCTTGATGGTAACTTCTCTACTGTTTGCATTTTTTGTTATTGTCAAGGATGATGTTGACCCCACAGGATGTCCTACTGTTGATGCCCAATAATCAACACAGAAATAGTCTCTTATGTTGTTTACCATCCTAACTGCCCACCATCCACATGCATTATTTTGGAATGTAATTGTAATAGTCTCCCCACCATTCAGATTATATGACCCTACATTTGCCTGTAATTCAAACCAGTCATACCACCTACTGTTAGTCCATATTCTCACCCATGTCATGCCATTGTTATATGCAGTAAAAGTCTGTTTATATATGTTTGGTGCAGGAGTTTCTGTGGTAAGTATGCCATACCAACCACTCCCCACAGGTAATTCTGTCACATATGCACTTGCTACCCAATATGCACCTTGCATCTTATAATCATCGGCACTACCACCTTGTGCAGTTGATGTATGTCCCCCGTTCAATCTCGATATGTTATTCCAAGGAGTATATGCCCAAGTGCTATCATTCCCTGCTCTGTATATTGCCCTAAAAAATATCTTATTGTCATAATGTGTCAGTGTTTGGAATACACCTCTCCAGTTGTTATCGACTGTTGGTGACTGTGGATTCATCCATCTTTCAACTTTTAAATTAAATGCTCCCCACCCCACTCCATACAAGTCTGGCAAATTTGAGATTGTATATCCATCACCTGTGTTAGTGTAATATATTCCTGCAGTAAGGATGTCGTTTAAGTCACAAGTAAAAGGCAGTTTAGTTGCGTTCCACAAGTTGTATCCACCTGCTTCTTTAACAAACATTCCCCCATTTATAGTCGGTAATGTATCTCCTTCAAAGTCTGTAGGATAATACACTTGTAACTTACCTGCATCGGTAGAGAATCCACCTATGGCAAGTCCTTCACCTGAGGCATTAACATTGATTATCCTCTTGTCTGATGGAATGGTGATCTCTGTCGTGTATTGGTATCCGCTCAGGCTGTCGCTGTATCTGACCCTGGTGTAATAGTTTTGATCTGCACTCAGCCCCAGGTTGAATATGTTTGCAGTTGAAGGATCTATCGCTGTTGCGGTCACTGTAGTCCACGATGTATCGCTCGCACTCTTGTATTCAAGATGTGCCGTGAATGCATTCTGCCCTACCTGAGTATATGTGGAATTTAATGTTACCTTCAATGATGTTCCAGCTGTATTCTCTGTTCCATCTGAATCACATCTAACTATCCTTGTGTTTGTTACGGACGGAGACGAATACGCCTGCACCACAATGCTTGAAGACCTTGCTTCACTCGCACTTCTTCCTCTGCTGTCTGTTGCAGCACCAGTATATGAGAACGTTCCAGCCGCACCGAATATCGAGGATGTTGTCTCCAAATATGCTGATGATGTGCCTGGTGTGGATGCTGACGATATGCCCTGTCCGGTTATACTCATTCTGCTTATGGTAGAACCACTAACACCATTCGCTCTCAGCTTGATCTTGACCGCCGAATACCCTTGCAGATAAATGCCCCACGATTCAACTGTTGCATTGTTATTCACACGTACAGGAGCATCAAAGCTGACGGTTGGCACGACATTATTAGCTACTGCCAGTGTGAGCTCATACGTGTTAGATCCAAGCGATTTAGTGCCATTGAACGATTCTATCTTAATCGTACCCACACCGCTTGTGGCTGAAGGTATCTCAGTAAGTAGGCTTGTGCTTGGCGTCCAGGAGTATGACGTGCTTGTAGTCTTTTCAACTATAATTACATTGCTCTTGCTCCCAAAACTATACGTGATGGTGGATGTCAGTTTGCTATGTGCTTTAGTGATTGGTATCGACAACGCATTGCCAATTGTTCCGCTTCTGGCAGATGATGTATTCTTAGGAATGGTAAGTGTTGCTGTAGCTGACGCTGTGTTTACTGTTGCTGTGCCTACATACGTAATTACCCTTATGGATATCGTTCCAGTGCTTGCGTTGTCAACATTGGCAATAAGGCTTGTAGCAGGTGTCCATGACCTTGTCTTGCCCGTAACGCCAGACGCAATGCTTGTCCACGCAGAACCATTATAATATTGAAATGTATATGTCAGCCCACTCGAACACGCATTTGTCGCAGTAAGCGTCAGTGCTGTTCCATATGTTCCTGTGACATTTGACAATGATGATGACGGAGCAGTAAGCGTAAGTGTACTTGTTTTTGTACCTACCTGCACATTGCCAGAAGTATACGTAATGCATCTCAGATATCCGGTTTTCGTCTTAGAATTGGAAAAACTGCTTATCAGATCCACGCTTGGTGTCCACGAATAAGACCCAGCCACTATGCCTGTTGCAATGTTTGTCCAGTTCGAATTATCAAAGGAGTATTGCAGGGTATGCCTGAAAGATGTGTCCTGCCTTGTTATCGTTATCGTTCCAGCCGTGCCAAGTGTAGTGCTCAAGTTGGATATGGTGCTTGCTCTTGCGATCTGTGGCAATGTTACTGATGCTGATGCAGAACCGCCACTGATATAGCTTGACCAGTTATCACTCCACGCACCGCCTATGGTAACAGTCTTCTTTCCGTCTGTTCCGTGTGTAACAGTAAACGTGTGGTCAGCAAACTTATTCAGTTTCTTGTTTCCGAAGTCATAACCGCCGGTCATTGAATACTTCTGCTGACTGCTGTCTATATTTACATAGCCATATTCCTTTGTTACTTCATGTGCTGTGCCTGAATCCCATGTTGCCTGAGAATATAACACTACCCTTATGGTGCTCGTATTGTTGGCAACAGACTGGCTCGTTACCTTGTATTCTACCCAGGTGTTTACCTTGCTTCCGTTGCTACCTGTTGTCGTTCCGTTGATTATCGTATATCCTGTATTTACAGGTGTTGATACAGCCATAACTTATCTCCTTATTCTTGTGTCATTTCGTCAAAGACAAGGCTCATGCTTCCGTTTGATTCCGGTTTCCAGACGAAGTTCCCTATCCTAAGTGTGTTTACAATGGTTATGTTATTTGCAGACATCTGCTGTGTATTTGCGTTTTTGATGTGGAGCTCGTTATCAGATATCCAGGCAACATCCTCGCTCCCCTGTTTGAACGTGAGCTTCTGCTCAGTCAGTACGGTCTTGAAAGGGCTATTCTCTTTGCTAAGGGTAAGCCCTGTTGTATCAAAGGTAAGATACTGAGCTACCTCGTTCTTGTAGTCCTCCAGGTTCTTATTCGCTGATGCCTCTACGTCCTCCACCGATTTTGCCACAGCAGTTATGGAATCTGAAGTCTGTTCAAATCGTGTGGAAAGTGCCTTTGCCAGCGTACCATACTCGCCAGTTGCTTCAGTCACAGAATCATACACGGAGCTTAGCATTTCATCACTCTGCAGGAATTTTGCGTCATATGTGGTTTCGATATTGTTAGCTGTCGTCCATATGAGACGCTCCAGTTCGTTACGCAGTTCTTCTCTTTCCTCTTTCTCTGCGTCCGATAACTTTTCCAGCAGCTGCTCAGGATCTTTGTATGATGTTGATCTCGACAGATCTATGTATGTGGTCCTGTCAAAGTTGGTCAGGTCCATATTGTTAAGGGTATAATTCAGTTTCTCTGTCAGCTCATTGAAGAAATCCAGGAGCATATTCTGCGTCCGTCTGTCGTTCCAGTCCAGATGCCTTACATTTGGCAGTTGTATATTAAAGGTTGCCATGCAGCTCACTCCCCTGTTCTGTCTCTTTTGAGATAGAGAATATCTTGCACGCTCCGGTTCCTTCTATACGCATACGCATATGGTCACATCTTCTGGGTATTACAGGTATGTTGAAAGATGTAAGGGTATGTGACGTGATTGTCCTTTTATTTTCCCACACTCCCAGCGAATCATATTGCATTGATACGGTTATCGTCGTTCCTATATCTGCCCTTAGCCTTATGAGGAATCGTGAAAGCGTCTTCTGATCTGGTGACTCCATCCCTATGTTTCCTGTCTCCACGTACCAGGATATGTCCCCCTCAAGCTCTGTCGATACGTGACAGTCCTCACCGATATTGCCCATATTGATTATGAGCTCCGTGTTGTTTCCTGTTGTGCCGAAGATAGTTCCGAAGTTATTGTTTGCGTCAAAATACCAAAGCTCGTTATCATACTTTGCGAAGTATGTTACCTGCAGGTCATCCTCTCTATGCCACATTCCCCGCTTTGCATCATAACAAAACAGATGCCAGGTATTATCCTCTATGTTCTGCATTGATACATAGTATTTACTTCTTGCTCCACCGCCTACCGCATACTTATATCTGACACCGCCGAAGGAATCATACAGTCCGTCCGGTAGTGAGCCCGTATACGCTACGATCCCGTCCGGAGATTTGTAGTACAGGACCTCGTCAACAATGGCAAGGGATTTCTCTGAGCCCTTTTCCACGCCTCTCAAGGTCTTTTCACCTATTACGAAGTTGGCAGGCTTGTCTCCCTGGACAAAGTGCAGCTTATCCTCTTTGAAGAACAGGACGTAGTTCCCATAGGTAATAGCTCCGGTAAAGTCTCCATCTGAACCAATCGTTGCAGCATAGCTATCTGTTGACAGTCCTTCAAAAGCATTCCAGTTGTACGGGTCTCCCAGTCTACAGCAATATATCTCGTGATTCAGTGAAGAGCATCCCCAAAGTCTGTTATTATGCTCTGTAAGAAAATCCATCTGTGGAACATCCCTTGTCACATATAGTGGGTCTGTCTGCGTCACTACCTCGTCAAGAAGTCCGGTCACGACTATGTAGTCGTTATCCTTTGCCTGTATTATGTTTGAACCATTAAGAGAGGCAATCGCACAGTTCGATATCGTTATGCCGTCAAACTGATTGAATGATGCTCCGATGCCAGTTGAGGATATCTTTACGTATGTCGTAGGTATCTCTACCCACATCTCGCTATATGAGGACCACTGCTTCAGGACATATGTTGATGTTGATATGTCCATCCACAGATCCCCATCTTGCGGATCTAACGGAGCTGTTGCCGATATCAGATATGTTCCGTATTCAGTTCCGTCTATCTTTGATAACGTAAATGTTACGGTTCCACCAGTTGTGTCCCAGGATGCACCCATGCTCTTAAGTCCAGCCTCTGGATCATTGGTGTTGAACACCTTCTTGTCAGGATAGATGATTACGAGTGCTCCCATTGATACGAATTGTTTTTCAGAATCGTCAAGCTGACCATCCACCAGAAGTCCGTTATAGTAAAGGCGGTTACCCTTTACCCATAGCAATCTCGATTTAGCAAACAATCCATTCGTGTTGCCCGTATACGATGCTATGTGCATTCGTTTGTCTCGTGGCGACAGCACCGGATAGTAAGAGCTTGTCATGTTCTTCATCTCGTACCATTCTGCGTCATTGATGTACAGCTGATGGTTATATCCTCTGAAGAACCTGGTCATGTCTCTTGACGTGTTTAGTACGTTAAGCTGAGTTACCTTCATTAGAGTCTCCATCCCAGTTTCTGCGTTGGCATATGGTTTCTTGTGTACCAGTTCGCAAACTGATTGTAGTCATTGTAAAAAGACATAACTGAATTGTTATATCTGCCTATGTCTGCATTTGTTAAGTCTATCTGTGCAGTCAACCATTCTATATATACGTTCTCGTAAGGGAACGGAATTAGCATCTCTTCATCGCCATCTTCGGATGTGTATCCGGTGAATTTATTCTCTGTCGTTTCTTCGAAATCATTATGCGTTTTGATGAGCTCCTGATAGACAAGTCCGTCCAGCTGGGACAGCCATTCTATCTTGTCATCTGTGCTGTATGCGTTTGGCTTTACATTATCTATCTTTGTGATTGCTTCGTTGATGGTCATGTTATTTTCCTTTCAAAAATGGGGACGCCTGTTGTAGCGTCCCCACGGTCATTAAGAAGTTACATTCTACCAAGCTCCTTCTCCTGTTCACGAGATCTTGCGAATCTATCTGATGCTTCTTCAGCATCCAGTGCATTCATAAGCACTTCGTAAATAGGGAGCGGTACCTTGTCGACTACTCCTCTTTTTACATACCAGGCTCGGCCATTCACTGCAGCGTATACAGTGTCCGGTTCGCCCTGAGGAGCTCTTGGGAGCCTTATCTCTTTCAATATCTTGAAAGGATCTTCTTCTCCCTCAATAGTTTCTACTACTACTTCTTCTTCTTTTTTCTTAGTTGCCATATAGGTCTCCTTAGTTAATTAGTTAGCTTCATCAACTGCACTGTAGGAGCTTCCTGATTCTACTCTGAGGATTCTGTCCTGGTAGAGTATCTTAGCAGCTGTTGAGAGCTTATAGCCTGCTGTACTGAACTGTTCAAGAGGACCACCTACCTGTGATGCAGGTTTGGTTATCATCTGAAGACCAGCTCCGTCTGGAGCAATGATTCCGTATGCATCCTGTCCTAAGAACAGTGTGCAATATGTTGCAATAGCTCCGGATTCTGAGCCCTTATAGATCTTAGCCTCTGTGGTCTCTACGAATCTTACTCCGTGAAGCTCGCCTATCTCACCGTTAAAGAGCTCTGTTACTGCTGCATACTTGTGTGCTTCTATCCACTCTGGGCTCTGTCTAAGGTCATATGCTACAGATGGATGGATGATAGCTACATACTTGCCGTTAATTTTTGGTGCATTAGCTTTCTTCAAAATTGTAACAGCCTTGTTTACCTGCTTTGGTGTAAGTATAGCTGTTGCATCAAGTGTTGCCCTTGATGTTACTTCTGTCTCAGCTCCTGTTGTCGTATTGATCTTTGGGCAGTACATGACGTTTGTACCTTCCATGAGAGCATCTCTTGTATACTCATCAAGTGTGATTCCTGCTGCAGCTCCGAGCTCCTTTGTTGCTTCAAGGAGAACTGGGTCTATAGCATGAAGGTCAAGCATGTCTGAAATTGCTACATAGTCACCATACTGTGTGATGGTAGCTGTGAGAGCGTTTGAGCCGAACTTAGATGCCTCCGGTATTACGCCCTCAGTGAGTGCAGCTGCTTTGTTAAGTGTGTTGAATCTTCTGAACTCGATTGTCTTACCCTTATGAGCTGGCAGTGGAGCTCTCTTGCCGAACTGAGCATGTACAAGATTTGGTCTTGCGTTCTCAAGAAGCTCAGTATCGTAATATGTCTTCATTTCTGGAGACATTGTGTGTGTAGCGTCCCATGCTGTTGTTTCTCCGGTGTATGGGTTTACATAGTTAGTTGTAGTTGCGACAGGATTAGGACCCTGTCCAAAATACTGTAATTCAAAAAATCTCTTTGTCATTTTTCTTTCTCCTGTTTGATTATCTTTGCCAGGTTCAGAAAGAAATCTTTTCCCCCCTGGCTACTCGTTTACGAATTTCTTCCCTTTGAGCTTGTGATAGATTTCTTGGATCCACAGTGATGTTACCGACTGATACGCCTGAATTTAGTCCTGCTTCTCTCGGTCTGTTAGCTCCTGACCGTATAGAGTCGGTTATCTGCGTAGCAGTCCTTTGTACAGCATACTGCATTGCTCCTCTCTGGAGCTCGTCTTTGTGTAGTGCGTAATATGCATTTTCAACTGGTATCCCTAATCCGCCCTGATTATATGGCATTACCATCTTCAAGAAGTCCATGTTCTGCATTTCTTGGTCAAGGTCGAACTGTGGATAGAGCTGTTTAACCGCATCTGCCTGCTGTACTATGTTCGCAAATGCCGCCCTTCGTTCATCCTCTTCGGTGCGTTCACGAGCCTGTGCTTCAAGCTGTCTATTCCTTTGCTCTGTTTGATATACCTTTTTTGCCTGTTCTTCTGATAATCCCATCTGAATCGCAAGATCCTCGTAGAAGCGGTTATCGTCAGTCACTTTCTGTATCAGCTGGTCAAGGTCTGCTTTACGGATGTCATCAATATCTATTCCGTAATTCTTTCCTAACAGCTGAACCACTGGTGATAACTTGCCCACTAATTCAGTATCCGCTTTGGATTTTGCCACACGCTTCTGGACAATGCCCTGAACGACTCTGTCAAAATCCTCTTTGTATCTGCCTTTGATAAGATCATCAAAGCTCTCGGCATCCGCAGCGGTGTCCTGCACTCCAGTGTTGGATGAAACAACACTGGTCACCTCGCCTTGCGTCATGGCGTCTGACGCACTTACGCCCTCGTCAGCATAAAGCTGTAGATTAAAGTATTTCGCCATAAAAGCTCCATATTATAAAATCTGTGGTAGGTCACGACCCTTTATATAGTTTCATTATCTATATTCGTTTTTGTTTTTTCTCCCCTTTGCTCGATTTTTTTAATCGAGATATTGTCCGGATAATCAATGGAGAGGTATTCCATAGCAAATGTGAATGCATCAATTACAGCCTTCTCTCTCTCTGTCGGTTCGTCTATGCATATTGCTATGGAGTTATTCCGTCTTGTGCTGTTGCCAGGATAATTCAGCTCCAGTGCCTGCATTAATGTTGATAACGCACAGCACACAAGGTCTGATCCGTATGGTCCTGCGTTTGCATGTCCGCTTGCCTGGACGCTGTACTTCCTGTCCGTCTTCTCAATGTCTATCTGTATCATGATGGCTGGCTTACTGCATTGGCTCTCTGTCTTGCCTTCTCTACTATGCCTGACTGATTGGTCCTCTGTGTTTCTGCCATTGCGTCTCCTTCTGGGATGTTAATATCTTCGGCTGATGCCCTTGCCTGTGGCACCGGTGTTCCGTTTATCTGTGCTGCAAGCTGTTCGGCTATCTGAGGCTCGTGCTTTGCAGCTATCGTCAGTGCAAGCTGTTGCATCTGTATGAACCTATCCATCAGTGTTCCCTGCTGTGCTATCTTCTGCATTACTGCTTCCTTGCCATCGAAGTCCATTATGTCAAGAGTCATCAGTGCCTGGTCTGTAAGCTGAGGATTAAAGAATCCTAACTGGAAGAACTGCAATGCGAGCTCGTTCTGGCTCATCTTCGTGTAGGCGTTTGCTTTCTGGGCAGACACCTTGATGTCGAAAATTGGCAGACGATATCCCATGTCTACGCCAAACTCCACGCCATACTGCTGAGGCCGAATGCCTCTGTTGTCATATGTTACGAACTGCTCGTCACCTATCTCGCCAGTGATTCTGAACTTTCTTGGGGCTGTATAGAACTGCCTTATCCTTTCAATGACCATCAGTATCAGTCTTGAATACGCTCTGTATGCTGCCTGAGTGCTGTCCTTTGAGGAACGTCCTGCTGCTTCCTGCAATGCAGCAATTGCTGATGCTGCAGTCACTCCGCTTACTCCTGCTCCGTTCTGGATGTCCTGGTTACCGGATGTCATCTTCAGCTCGTTGATCTTGCTCTCAAGCACCTGTATATAGTTTCCGTTCAGCTGTGTGGTCTGTATAGGCTGTATGCTGTCCTGTCCTAAGTTGCCATCAGTATGTACGAATGGTTTAGTCCAGTCCCTAAACTCCTCTTCATTGAATGATGCGTCACGCCTTACGAAGTACCGCGGTGTTGTTGCCTGTACCGCATTGGTGCATATCGCCTCGTTCAGCTGGTCTATGGTCTCCTGTGGTGCTTTGCCTATGTCAATGTATCCGTACCCGCATATCGTGCCTTCTACCTTGAAGAGAGGATCTATGACGAAAGGATAGTCGCCATCATCGTAAAGCCCACGCTCAGCCGTTTCCGGATTATTCTCTGTCGCATAAAGTACCTGCTCCCCTACGTACTTGACATAGTGAAGCGTTTTCTTAGGACCATCCCACACGTGATAGTACCAGTCGATTACAAGGCTCTTGTTAGAATCATCAATATTGTCATCATACTTGTACTCGGAAACAGTAAGCACCTTGTTTGCACTTATGTCCTTAAGCTGTGGGTACATCTGATGGAGCTTCTCGTCATCTACAAGCTGAGTGACGAATACGTTTGAGCTGTCCTGAATGTCGGATATTCCTGGCTCAAAGAATATGTTCAAGGCTGATACCTTTTTGATGGATATGTCTCCCAGTCCGTTCAGCTTGTTGCTATCCCAGAACACTCCGTATATGCCTGTGCCTTCAATCATTTTCTGCCAGGTAATATCGGAGTATACCTCTTCAAAATCGTTCTGTTCCAGTACGACTGGGATAACGTTTGAGAGCATCTGTGCTTCCTGCTTGTCGCCCACCTCTCTTGGCAGGCAGTTGAATGTAGGATAGCTTGCTATTGCGTCTGCATGCTTTCCTAAGATAACATTCCACAGCCACGCTGAAGGACGCTTTACTGCTCCCTTTTGTCCTCTCGGCTTCTCTACAAGATTGTTACGGAGCTTCCACCATTCCTGGTCTGCTATTATCCTTTTCTCAAGATTGCTCTTGCCTGCCTTATACTTCTTCAGTATCTCTGTCGCTCTGTTTACCTGCTCCTTGCCTATCTTCTGCTGGTTCTCAGCTTCATTCATTTCACTGATGATCTGTCTTACATTTACTTCATTCTCGCCCATCTTCATGCTCCATATTGATTCAAAGGGTCTCCCCAAATTGTCTGCTTCTTTTCCTCTTTCAGTGGCTTTATCGGTCTGGACATACACATATATCTCCACTCGTCTGCCACGTGATCCTCGCCGTCCGTGTCTAAATCCTCAGGCTTATGCTCATCGTATTGCAATAAGGGTATCGTTCTGATGAATGCCTTACAGGTATCAAACACATACATCCTCGGATATCCCATATCATCAAACTGCAATCTGTAATGGCACTGCATCCATCCGGCTATCCTTGCATTGTCTCCAGGTGTGAAGTACACGCCTTCTTTCTGTGCCATCTCAGCTGTGCTCGGTCCTCTGGATTTATCCCATATTGACGGGTCAGCTACTCCAGTTATCTCTCTGCCTTTAAGCCATGGATGCTCACGTTCTATCCTTGCGATCTCCTCAAACTGCCTTGTCGGCGTCCACTTCACTCCCTCGTTTGGCGTCTGTGTGCATCCGTAAAGCTCAAGTATTCGATAGATAGTCCCATCGAAATCAACTGCCCACCAGGCACAGCTGAAAGGCTTTGCAAATCCAAAGTCGTAAGACCTTACTATGTTCCAGCCTCTTGGAATATCGAAAGGCTTTATCACGTGTACGAATCGTCCGGTCTCCTTTGCTTCCTCTACAGATATTCCTACACGCTCGCATTCCAGTGCATCCGGTGTCTCTCTGAAGTCCTCAAAGTATTGCCCTTCATATACATCCCATCGTCCGTGCAGCCATGCGTCTCTGATCTTTGGCGGTAATATCTCAAGCTGTTTGATGTAGTCCGGCTGAGATTTCATAAGCACCGTATTGTCAGTAATCAATGACTGAATGAAGACATAGTCGTCTGGATCTTCGCTCGGTTCAAAGTTTCTGTCGATGAACAGTCTCTTGATATACTGGTGTCCCTGTCCGCCCGGATTGCAGGTATAATAGATCCTCTTTGGGAAATCATTCGGTCCTCTCAGACACGCTATGATGGTCTTCATCTGGAACTCCGAAAGCTGTGTCGCCTCATCCAGAAATATGATGTCATACTCCACGCCCTGCAATCTGTCCAGATCTTTGTCATGGTCACAATACGCAAAGTTGATGGTGCTACCATTCAGGAATTTCAATACCTTGTCCTTGTCGTTATACTTCGCTATGCCGATAAGCTCACGCCTCAATAAGTTTATGTGGTTATTCACAAGCTCCGGATATGACCTTCTGACTATAAGCACTCGTATTCCTGGATATCTGACGCATAGGAGCTTTGCCTTTGTACGTACTGCCCAGCTTTTGCCGCCACCTCTGGCTCCGCCGAATGCAATGTGCTTAGCTCTTGCCTTTAAGAAAAGCTCCTGTTTAGCGTTTGGTTTCTGTATCGTAAGCTCCATTACTCGCTCCAGTCTTCCAGCTCTGTTTCCAGACGGATAACGATATCCTGTGCTTTGTCTTCAGGCATTGTCTGTATATCCTTGATATCCTTCAGTGCTCCGGTTATCTGTTTCCAGTTGTATGGTGTCCCCAATGCTTTCACTCGCTCTATATCCACAAGAATGGCACTCAAAACCTTATCAGTTGCTATCATCAGACTCACAGCTCTTGCTGCAGCCATATCGGATGATTGCTCTATTGTCTTTGCTACCGCTTTGCTTCCTCTTTGCTTCCTTAAATCATTCCACTTTTCTTTAGCAGCTCTTTTCATTAGAGTGCCTGAAGGTATGTCATATTTGGCAGCAAGTTTTCTGTAACTGATATCTGTCGTTATGTATTCATTTCTTATGTCGTCCCATTGCTTTTGCTTCATTAATTTCTTTTTAGCATAAAAAAAGAAAGGTTTCTCCCCTTAGGCGTAAAAACTTTTCTTTTCTCCAAGATATAACTTGATCGTTGCGATTGCTTCCTCAGCTCCATGGCACACTACTGCCAGGTTCCCCTGTTCATTCAGTGCCTTTATCCATTCATCCTGGCTCTCTCTTGTTTTGCCCTTTGTCGTCTTGAGCTCAATGTAAAGGGAATGATATCCACCACGAGCAACAGGGAGATGAAGATCCGGAACGCCTGCTTTGACTCCCTGTCTCTTCATCATCGCTCCGGTCCTTGCGTCTCGCCTGCCACCGTTTGGGATATGGTACAAGAGCTTAAGCTCTGGGTATTTGCCCTGATTATATGCTGCCCATTCAATTATCGCAGCCTGCTCTGTAGCTTCACTCATCTTCAAGCGGTTCATCATCAAAAGGATACGTTTCATGTATCACTTTCTCATATGTTTCATAGTATTTGTCCATGTGTCTGCCATTTGGTATGAGCAATGTAACGAACTTGTTATACTCTTCTTCAGACACATTGTCTTTCATCCATTCATCTATTGCTCTGCCTGCAGCATTACTGGTGCACCACTGATATGCCATCTCCTTGACGATATCCAGCACTTCTCTCAGATCATCTTTGTCTATGTCATACGGGTGGAGTATGCTTTTAATTTCATCTATCTCCATCTGTATTGCTGATCTCATGCTTACGCCACTACCATACTTACTCATACTTAATCCTCCATATAATCCAGGAGCTCATTGTCGAACCCCAGGTTTTTCAAAAGAGTTTCTGCTCTTTTAACTGCATCCTTCGGAGCACCTTTGGTGTTTACTATCACCTTTGCAACAGCCCCCCAGAATACTCTGTCATTTTCTCGATTCATAGGTAAATGGTACTTATCGATAAATGCCAGGATTCTTTCCTTATCAAAGCTGTAGAATGCTTCATTTCTGTCCTTTATAAACTGCTTGAAATATTCTTTTTGATCCATCAATCCCACTCCATATATGCTATTTCCTGCTCCAGCTCGTTTACTCTTTCTTTTAACTTTCTATTCGATTCACGAAGCACAGCTATCACATGATTCAAGTACTCAATGTTTCTTTGCGATTCTGTTTCCTCTGGTACTTCTATGTTGAAAATGTATTTGTATAGGTTCATGCCTTTATCCCCCTTTTGTCTCTGTAGAAATTCATTCCGTATTTGGTTCTGATGAATTTGAATTTATCTATCCTTTTGAGGATGCTCCATACTATTTCACGCATTTTGCGGTCATCCAGTCTGTTGACTTCTCGCATCAGATCCATTATGTCAATTAGATCTCTTTCCTCAGTTGTTTTCATCATTCACCATCCATCTTTGCTCCACAATTAGCACAATATTTCTCTTCAGACCACC